CTTCCGGTTAACGGCAGGTTATCGCCTACTGCTGGAGTTTCAATGCCTTGGATGGGGCTTGCGCCTTCTTGCGGGACTGGCGGGAACAGCGGGCTGGTGTACTTCTGCACTTCCAGTTCTCCGATTTGCTCACTCCCAAGTTGAGCAAGCCAATCAAACCCTTGCGCACATGATGGGCAACTTCAAACGAGGCCGAACACAAGTCGGCGAACTGCTTATGGCGATGATTGTGGAAGACATGGGCAAAGACGAGCAGACGGTGATCATTGAGGGTGACGCGGTGAAAGAGACCCGCACAGTCGTGATAAACCAGCAACAGGTGGATGAGCGCGGCTATCCATATCTGACTAATGACCTGCAACGCACCCGCTTACTAGTCGCTTTGGAGGATGTCCCAAGCAATCCGTCTTACCGTGGACAGCAACTCACAGCACTTTCCGAGACAATCAAGGCGCTGCCGCAGGATTATCAGACCGCAGCAATGCCGTTCTTAACTAGCCTGATGGATTTTCCCTTCAAGAAAGAGCTGGCAGACGCTTGGAAAGAAGCCAGCACACAGCAAACCCCCGAGCAAATCGAGCAGCGCGTCAAACAAGAGGTCGATGCTGCGCTACAAAAAGCACAAGCAGAACTCAAGTCACGCGAACTGGACTTGAAAGAGAAGCTGAACGAGGCGCAAATCAATCAAATGATGGCCAAAACGGTGCAGACTGGCGTTCAAGCCGCATACTCTGCAATGCAGGCTGGGGCACAAGTGGCTCAAATGCCAATGATTGCACCAATTGCGGACAAGGTGATGCAAGGCGCTGGCTATCAACTGCCAAACCCAGGCGGGCAAGACCCGAACTTCCCAACACCAGAAGCCGCAGCAGCTATGAATCTACGCAGCCCGTATGTCCAAGGCGAAGGTGCGCAACTTGGGAGTGAGCAAATCGGAGAACTGGAAGTGCAGAAGAACACCAGCCCGCTGTTCCCGCCAGTCCCGCAAGAAGGCGCAAGCCCCATGCAAGGCATTGAAACTCCAGCAGTAGCCGATAACCTGCCGTAAACAGGAAGAATCAGAGCTAAAAACAACAAGGCCGCCTTTATAGGTGGCTTTTTTGTTTCAGCGCACAGATTAGGGTTTATCGTTTTAGTTGCTTTTCAGCACACTATCAAGTAAGCGGGCTGAGTAATCAGTGCGTGATGACTTGCTAGTAGAGATGCTTGCAAGATGCATGAGAAAACCCTTGCGGTCACGGCGATATGTGGCGGGGAAAACATGACAACAAATCAGGACTTTTACGACAACATCGATTCAGCTTTAACACCAGAGCAGGCGGCGCAGGCATTAGCCTTAGCCGAGGGCGATACCGCTAAACCAGCGGAAACAGGCAGCAAGCCCGAAGCTGCCACTGACGAAGGCGAGACAAGCAAAGTTGGTGACAAAGACGATAGCGCTCAATCTAAAGCAAACGACGAAGACGGTATAACAGCCGAAAACGCGGTTGTACTGGCAAAGGATGGCAAACACACCATACCTTATGACAGGCTAGAGAAGGCGCGACAAGGTGAACGGCATTGGCGAGAGCAAGCGGAAAACGCGCAGTACCAACTGAGCGAGCTGCAAGCGCAAGCCCAAGCACGAGCAGACGCAGGACAGACCCAAACCAAGACAGATCAACTAGTTGCACAGGCGCAAGCCGCAATGGAAGATGGTGTTGATGCGGAGTTGTTTGGCGACTTTTCGGAAGAGGCGTTGAAAGCTGGCGTAAGTAAGCTAGTGGATCTAAAGGTTGAGCAGCGAGTGCAGGCAGAAGTCAGCAAAGCGCTAGCACCACTCTTAGAAAAGCAGCAGAAAGAGGCTAGTTCAGCGCACTATGACGCTATCTACGGAAAGCACCCAGATGCGGATTCAATCGCCGAAAGCGCTGAATTCAACGACTGGGTGAACAAGCAGCCAAGTGTCGTCCGAGCCGCTTACCAAAACCTGTTTGACCCCAAAGTCGGGGGCACAGCAGAGCAAATCGTCGAAGTGTTCGATGCCTTCAAAGCATCAAACGGTGTCGGAAGTCCAAAAAGTGCAGCGCCGAATCAACGAAGCGCTGCGCAAACTGCCTTAGCAAACAGTAAGGTTGCGCCTCCATCTAGCTTATCCAGCATACCTGGTGGGCGAAGTGCAGGTTCAAACACGCTGGATGCTACGGCAGACATGGGCGGCGCGGAGATGCTAGCGGCAACATCAGGGATGACACCGCAACAGATCGAAGCGTGGCTAAACCGCAGAATCTAAGGAGAAATTCAAATGAGTACCAAGACCAATGTATCGGCAGATAGCAAAGGTAAGATGATCGAGCAGGCGGTTGGCGTGTTCCATACGAACACCCAACGCAACACGCAGATGCGTCACTTAACAGGCGCTATGCCAACAATCGAATCGGCAATGGAAGGCGCGAAAGCGAATCAACAGTCGAAAACATCAATGCCAATCGTCCGCGCCCAAGACTTGACCAAAGGCAAAGGCGACGAGATTACCTTCCACCTTGATAACCCAATCGGCGCTTACCCAATCATGGGCAGTGAGTACGCCAAGGGTAAAGGCGTTGGTATGTCTTTTGCAGAAGACCGCTTGCGTGTAGACCAAGTTCGCTTCGTAATTGACATGGGCAACACCATGACTGACTTACGCAGCCCAATCGATATGCGCAAACTTGGCCGCCCTAAAGTTCAATCGCTGATGGATCGCTATGTAGACCAGTCGATTCTGGTGCATTTGTCTGGCGCTCGCGGCTATCACGACCACCAGAAGGAGTGGGTAATCCCAGTCGATACCAATCCCGCCTTCAAATCGGTGATGGTAAACCCCGTCAAAGCGCCAACACGAAACCGCCACTTAGTTGCCGCTGGCACATCAGTGAGTGAGTTTAGCGTAAACTCAGGCGAGATGACGATTGCGACGACCGATCTTTTGACCATGAGCATTTTGGATTCAGTCCGCTCATGGGCAGATAGCATCGCTCTGCCACCATCGCCAGTTCAGTTTGATTCAGACCAAGCTGCAACAGATAGCCCGCTGCGCGTGTTTTTGGCATCGCCATCACAATACAGCACCTTTGCAACAGACCCTAGCTTCCGCGCTTTCCAAGCAAATGCGAATGCTCGTGCTCGTTTGGCAAAAGACCACCCATTATTCTTGGGTGACGCTGGCTTGTGGAACGGTATCTTGATTCTCAAGAACCCGAAACCAATCCGCTTTTACGCTGGCGATACTGTCAAGTATTGCGCAAGCTACGACAGCGAGACAGAATCAAGCTGCATTGTGCCAGCATCCTTTGGCACAAACTTCGCGGTAGACCGTGGCTTGTTGCTCGGTGGTCAGGCTTTGGCTCAGGCTTTCGGTGCATCGCGCCATTCAGGTATCCCGTTCTTCTGGAAAGAGGAAGAGGATGACTTTGATGACAAGATGGAAATCGCTATCGGCGCAATCATGGGTATGTCGAAAATCCGCTTTGCAGTGGATCATGGTGACAGCACTCAATTCACGGACAATGGCGTAACAGTCTTGGACACCGCCGTTAAAATCATGAAGCCACGCGGCTAATTGGTTACTAGACCCGCAGATAACGCGGGTCTAGGTTCGTTATTCATCAATTCTTAGGAGTCCATCATGGCTACAGTAAAGAAAAACTCAATGAGCATCAACCAATACGGCGGTGCAATTCAGGCGGGCAATGTCACTACTTATCGTGCAGAGCTTTCCACAAACGCGGCTGGCGGCGCCTTGAACGCCAATAGCACAACAGCCCTCGCCATTGCCGATGTTGTCCTGTTGGCGGTCTTGCCCGAAGGCTTCGTACTAGAAGATTCGCAAGTTATCGTATCAACTGGCTTCACAGCATCAGTCACTGGCTCGCTTGGCTTTGCTTATGCTGACGGTGTTGATAGCACCGAGGTACCACAGGACGCTGCCTACTTTGGCGCTGGCTTGGTTCTTTCGTCTGCTGCCCGTCTGCGTAATGTCGTTGCAAAAGCACCAGTCAAGCTTCCGAAAGAGGCGTATTTGACGCTGACTATCGCTGGCGCGGCTAATGCCAAGGCTGCGCGTTTGGATGTGATTGTTCACGGTGAGCGCATCGGGCCTAAATAATAGGCATAATCGGCTGGACTAGCGGGGCTTGTGCCCTGCTAGTTCCCGCCAACCCGATACAAACAGCTAGGACAGCACGATGAGCAACACTATTGCAGTCAAGTACACAGGTAACAACGAGCCGCACTTTGTAGATCACATCTACGGTAGCGGCTTGACCTTTGAAAAAGGCCAAACCCGCCTTGTCCCTCCCCTATTGGCCGCAAGTTTCTTGCAGCACTCAGATGTTTTTGAGGCAGGCGACGAGAAAAGCGTACCAAAAGCCAAGGCAAAGAGCGCAGAAGATGACACCCAAGAGTTCCTCGATAAGCGTGAAGCCGAAGAAAAAGCCCTGCGCGAGCTGGACGATAACCGCTATTCACTGTTCAACCAGCTTGAATCAATGGACAAAGCGGGTTTGATTGAGTGGTCGCTTGTAAACTACAAGCAAAAACTGCCAGGCAATTACGGTGTTCCGAAGTTGCTGGACATGGCTAAAGGCTTTGTAGACCAATACGGTATGCCAACATGACACTCACAGAGTTAATCCGTCGTTTCAGAACCTTGTCAAACGACAGGGTAGCGCCTTACTTCTGGTCGGACGCTGATGTGACGGACTGGCTCAACGATGCGCAGCGACAGGCTTGCATCCGTGGGCGCTTGCTGCGTGAGGATGACCTAGACGCAGTATGTCTAATACCACTTGTCTTGGCCAAAAAGACTTATGTCCTGCATCCTGCCGTTTACGAAATCATCAATATCCGCATGATTCGCGGCACAGATAGACCAGTAGACCGTGATATTGTTTCAAGCGAGTGGCTGGACGGCAAGCTATCAGACTGGCGCAATCAAGTAGGTGATTCTCGATTCGTCATTCAAAACGATACGACTATCCGAGTTGTTGGAGAGCCTGTTGTTGGAGATGCGCTCAAACTTGAGTGCTATCGCCTCCCAATTGAAGTGCTCGAAGATGGTGATGATGAGCCAGAGATCCACAGTGCGCACCATGAACACCTGATTCAATGGGCTTTGCACAAGGCTTTTAGTATCCCTGATGCGGATTCATTCGATGCAAACCGCTCAGACCAAGCCGAAGAATCATTCACTCGCTACTTTGGCCGACTGCCTGATGCTGATATGCGGCGCGTGACGCGGCATGATGAAGTCCAGCACAACGAACTAATCTTGCCGTAAGGCCACAAGGCGATTCATGGCCAACTCCCCATTCTTAATATCCGACAGCGGCAGCACAGGCAGCGGCTTAAATCGGCAAGACCCGATTGTCATTAGTAGCGGGACACCATACACAGCTACTATTGGCACAGTTCCATCAAACCAAGTTGTTTGGTTTAAGGTACTTTTAGGCGCGGGCAATTGGAAGTTTGGCGGGGCGACAGAAGGCACAGAACTATTTGCTGCGGTCTTTAACAATGCAGGCAAGTTGATGTATCGCGGCAGGGGATTCGCAGAGCGCGTATTGACTGATGGCGTTTATCTCATAGCAATATCAAACAAATATTCATCAGCCGAAGACAACTTTGTCGTGACTGCTGGCACTTATGGAAGCGTGATACCGCCAACAACAAACATTCAACTGGCACTTTCATCTACGCCAGCCAAAGAAATAACGCCTGAATGGGTAAAGAGCCGTGATACTTTCAAGAGAGTAATCTGGTGTCCAGCGCCAAAAGAGAATCAAGTGCCCGCCTCGATAGCTATAGTTTCTGAATACGGCGTAGCTACCCCTTCGTTATCACTAGAAAGCGGTGGCTTATCAAGGGTTTTTGGCGGACCAGAGCAGATATACTATATCGACCCAGGCCCAGGTGAACGGATATTCTTTGTAGAGGATGATGAAGGAGAGGCTGGGCATTACACAGGGACACTGTTCGCACGATATAGACCTTCTGGGGCTGGGTTTTTCAGCAACACCTTTTCCGAGTCAGCTTCCATCAAGCTAAATCTAAACAGAATTGCCAAATTCGGCATTAAGGCGGTAGTAGGATTTTCTCTTCGCAGGCCGTTTGGCAGCTTAACAGAGGCTGAAGCATCAAATTCTATCAAAGTGGAGTTGCTTAACAATCTCGGACAGGTAGTTGTGACTGCTAATGGCGGCGTAGGTCTTGAGGCTTTCATAAAAGGAAGCCCGAATAAAGTCTATAACGCCATAGCGTCTGGCAAAAAATACGAAGAAAGCGACAAGTTCTCAGCCCCAGCATTCAGGGCGCTTGCAATTATGATCGCTCCAGATGGGCGCGTAGCAGTCGGTACACATCATCCAGACTTCATTACAGAGATCCAAGACTTCAAGATTTATTACAACTACACCTGTCATCACGGTGGCTATCCAGAGATAGGCACATTGACAGCCGAAGATATGGCTATTACAGCTATCCGCGTCACGGTATCAAAGACTTGTGGCATGACATACGCTGACATTCACCTGCCGAACGCTGACCTACCTGGAATAGCCGAGGGTAATTATTGGGAAGATAAGCAGTTTGTTCGAGAGGACGACTTCAGCTTGACGAGACTGCTACTAGAAACAGACTGGGATAAAACCCCGTTTTAACCAATGAAACAACGACTTGTAACACCTATCGGCCTAAACAATCGCCTCCCGTTAGCGAGGATGGATGCGCCAACAGAAACCGACAGCTCCCCAGCTTGGCTTAGAGTGGCGGATAACATCGACCTATCAGCGGGCGGCTTTGTCCGTCGGCGCAAGGGTTACACTCAAGCAGACGGCGGCTCATGGCATTCACTATGGGCTGATGACTTGGCGGCTTATGGGGTTTTCAATGGTGACTTGGTACGCATCAATGCTGACACTTTGGCTCATGTGGTACTGGCAACTGGCATCAACACGAGCCGCGTTAGCTATGCTCGTCTTCCTGATGGTTTCGTTTATTGGTCTGATGGCCAACAAATAGGCAGAATTGACGGCGATACCGCACGGCAAATAGCAACACCAAAGCCAAACCCTGTACCAATTGCGTTCAGCGAGGCAGGCAGTCTACCCGCTGGGCGCTATCAAGTGATGTTCACAGCAATCAGTGAAGATGGCGAATCAGGCAGCACAGAGCCGACGCAACTAGATTTAGCTGATGGCGGTGGGATAGGTTTTGCAGGGCTTGAGGCAAACACCTTAGTCTATGTGACAGCCCCCGATGGTGAGATATTCAACGAAGTCGGGCAAGGAAGCTATCTGACTTTGAATAATGACGGCGCGACTTGCGAGACCTTCATGTTGTCTAGCATCCCTGCTGGGCACTCGTTGGCGCACTTCAAAGGTTCTTTGCTTGTTGCTTCTGGCAACTGGCTTTACATCAGCGAGGCATACCGATATGGTTTATTTAATCTTGGGCGTGGCTTTATACCTTTCCCTGCACCTATTTCCGTTGTTGTTCCTTGCGAAGATGGGGTTTATGTCTGCGCGGATAAAACATACTGGCTACCAGGCGACCCTTTGGCTACAACACCTATTGTTGTTTTGCCCTTCGGCGCACTCCCGTTCTCATCTGCTTTTGATGCAGACACAGTTACCGCTTACTGGCAAAGCAAGGATGGCCTTATCATTGCCAAACCAGGCGGGAACGCAGGGGCAGCACAAGGTGATGCACTCCAGTTCAGCAAAGCACAATCGGGCTTCACATGGGTGAGAGACCAGCTTGGTGAAAAACACATCGTAACTACGCGCTTCGGCGCTGAAAAGTAAAGGACGGACGCAATGGCTATTTTCTACCCAGCGCAAGGGCGCAACTATTTGATGGATGTGGCCTTGAACACAAGCCAACCTAAGATCACATCTTGGTATGTTGTCCCGTATGAAGGCGACTACACCCCACAGAACGATGACACTGCTGCAAACATCGGCGCTCGTGCGACAGAAATTACAGCCTATTCAGAAACAACGCGCCCAGAGTTCGTCAAGTCCACAGCCAACAACGGCCTTGTGAACAATACAGGCAGCTTGGCGCAGTTCACTTTGACCACGAACAAGACAATTCGAGGCTTTGCCATTTTGTCCAGCGCAGGCAAAGGAACGGGCACTGGTGTTTTGCTGGCAATTCAAAAGCTGGCCACACCCAAAGCCTATTCAGTAGGCGATGTCGTCAAAATCCCAGTCATCATGTCGCTGTCTAATCCGTTGTGATATGGATAAACGGAACTTCCCACAAAACCGAGGCGCTCCAAACAGCGTAGCGGAAAGAAGCGCACGATTCCTTGGCACAATAGACACGCCAGCACTGCACCGAGACAATCCAGACGGGTCTAGTTCCAAGAAGGTGCTAGGCAAGCTGTACACAAAGCCAGGCGAGAAGCCTGTTATCTTTGTGGAAGTATCAAAACTTGCATGGGTTCCCGAGGGTATTGTATTTACACCAAGGACAGCCGCAGCCCCGAACGGCTGGGGTTTGCCTCCTACCGTAGACGGCATTGGAACTGTTGGCGGCGACTTCCCCTATGTCATTCTGAACAAGTACAAGCACAACAATACGCCCGAGTATTTGCACACTGTCTATTCCGATTCCCCAGTTCTAGGGGTGGACACCTTGAGGATGTCGCTGAACTGGCCAGCGCTTTACATTGATGATGAGGACACCGTTGCATGGCAGAGCAACCGCGAATTGCAGCAGTTTATATGCCGATGGATTCCGATACTCACAGAAAAACGGCAGGCAACATGGTTTGCCCATCGTCCAAAAGTGCGGGACTATTCGTTTGAGGTACAGCAATCTACCTTCATCGCAGTGAATCTTGTTAGAGCTGCTGCGAGTAAGCCTGCCTTCTCAAAGCCGCTTGAAGGATGGACGACAGATTCTGCGCAAGCAACCTGCCTTGAGAATGTTAAGGCCAAGACCTTTGCGCATGATAGCGTTCTATACCGATATGGCTGGCAGACAACCGACGAACGCGCCCTTGATCGCGTTGGCAGATACCAAGAATCAGGCGAAAACCTTTATGCGAGTGGCACAGGCACAAGCAAGACAGACCTTGCTCTTGAGGCTGTAGCATGGTGGCAAACATCACCATTGCACTATGCCGCAATGATCAAAGACTACACAAACGGAAGCCGAGCGCAATACACCCTGAACGGGACAGCGCAGTTAATAGGCGAAGTTATGACGGTCGGCACTTGGAACAAAGCCAATCTTGGCCTTGCATTCAGCGAGCGTGAAGTCGCCACAGTACAAGAATCAATCAACCCAAGGGGTGCGTCCTGCACAACTTGGCGACATCCCTTGTTTGGCTCTATCGGCACAATCAATAGCCCGAGCTTGGGCGGGTATCTTGGCACTCGGAACATGATATGGGGCGAAAAGCAAGTGTATAGCTTTAAGCAGACCGATATTATTGCTGTAGCCAATGTGATAGCCGACTTTAATATTCACCGAGAAAACTTACTTGGCGCTGGCATGGTCGTCAAAATGACTGGCGATGTAATGGAGTCTGAGCAGTGGGATAAGATCGTCAAAGAGAAAAAGCGACGCGAAGAGCGTTACAGCAAGATACTGGCCAAGCAAAGCCTGCCGCCTGATACAGCTTGCGTTGATAGTGAAGTGGGCATTGACTTAGTACAAGCATCATGGAAGCTTGAGGTGCGCACATTGAGCTATGAAGAGTTTGGCTTGCCATACCAAACGCCAAACCCTGCAACAGTCTGCAAGTTCATTCTGCGCGGTGGCAAGATGGAGGACTTCATTAAGACGCGGGCGACAATCAAAGAGTTCACGATACCGTTTAACCCTTGCGGCTTCTACTCGTCGGCGCTGTTTTCTCAGGATGGCACAAAGGCGATCGTTGCTGCGGCTGAACTTTTAGACGACGGCAACGGCGCTTCGTCCAAATGGCAGGGCGAAAAACTGCACTTCTACGAGTTCGATGGCGATACGGCAAGCGAGGTTGCGACTTCGCAGATTGACATTCTCGTCACTGATATAGCAGGTCTATACAAACAAACCGCCAATGGGCAAGTAAAACTGTACCCCTACTACGAAGAAAACACGCTTAAATGGGTAGAGATGAAGGTCGCGCATGAAGGTTCGCGCAATAGCCTGGCCAACACATCAAAACGGGCGCTGTACGCCAGCTTAATCTTTGCCGATAGCTTTGAGTGGGTTTACTACAACACAGCCAGTGGTGGCGCTGTAGGCAGTTCTGATGTAGCGGTCGATGGGGTGGTGAAGCATATTCTGTACCTTGACCCAATAAACACAGAGCGCACTCACTGGATAGAGTTCACGATTGTTTCAACATCCCCCAGCGTTACGACAGTTTCAGCAGCAGTAATGCGGGACATCAAAGCCCCAACACTCGTAAAAACACTTTATTCAAGCGTGACGGTAGATGCACAATCAAACGGGGATCCGTGGCTTGTGCCAATGTACACAGACAAAAGCAGTTTAACCACAGCACTTTGGACACAATACATACATCCAGCTTGGCGATGGTCGGGAAGCGGATTGCCCGCATCAGACTTTAAGGGCAGCTTTGGTCTTGGTGGGGTTAGTTTTGAGCGCCCAGCAGGAGCGCCATATTCACGCGGTGCTGCTGGCTCTCCAAGGTCTACCCCTTTAGCGCCCGTAGTGTTTGGTAGAAGTGTAAGATTCCCTGATAATTTGGCAGATGGCGTATTCGATTCTGATTATGCGCTTGGTGGCGCGTTGTTTGGGCAGCCTTTCGGGTTTGGCAAAACTGGCGCACCAACGGATACTTGGGTGTATTTCAAATCAAGCTCACTCGATCTTGAGGCGATAACTGGAATTAGCGGGATGGACGACAACATCCTGCCTTTGTGGAGTTTGTAAATGATCAATCTAAGCTCTGCACTTCGCGCAGCGATGGCTACAGACTACGGTCTTGGCGCAATGATGCAGCGCGGGTGCATCAAAATCTTTAGCGGGCAACCGCCGTTAAACGCAGATGGAGCAGAGCAAGGCGTTTTGCTTGGGCAAATCACGCAAAACGGATTGCCTTTTACAGTTGGCAACCCGCAGGGTGGTTTGCAGCTAAAGGCTGGCGCGATACCTGGGCTTTGTGAGAATGATGGAAACTGGCAGCTAAATGTCACGCAAAGTGGGTTAGCTGGATGGTGGCGCTTTGTTTGGAACTCTCCAGACAATGGCTCAGAAAACGAATTCACGCCTAGAATCGATGGGCGAATAGGTGAAGGGCTTTGGCTACCAAACAAAAACTTGGAAAATGGCGGAAGCTTATTAGTTACTTCATTTTCATTCTTTATTCCACCGACTTCAAACTGAAAGGTAAGTCATCATGGCGAGCAACTTTTTTATCTCATCAGGCCTAGCCTCATCCATCATGGGCGGCGCGTCAATCAAAGACACAATGGACTTAGGATTCATTGACATTTACGCTGGCGCAGTGCCAGCAAATGCCGATGCGTCTATTGGGTCTGCAACGCTCTTGTGCCGCGTGTCGCTGAACAGCACAGCCACAGGCTTAACGCTATTGCAAGATGGACGATTCTTGCGCAAGCCGCCAGCGGATGTTTGGTCGGGCACGAACGCAGCAACAGGCACTGCCACTTTCTACCGCCAAGTTTTGACGGGCGACACTGGCGCTCTTAGCTCAACCGATGAGCGTATTCAAGGCACAGTAGGCTTAACCAACGCCTCAGAAATGACGCTGACAGACACTGCGTTTGTTGCTGCTGCGACATTTGCGCTCGGAGGCTATGTGCTTGAGCAGCCTTTGAGCGCTTAACAAAATGAGCGCCAATCGGCCAATAACAAAACTCTTCGTGGTGAGTGGCCCAGCACCGCCACCGCCACCGCCACCGCCACCGCCACCACCGCCACAAACCAACCCAAAACCTCCATTCGGGTCAATTGGCGGCGGGTCTACTGGCGGCGGTGGACAGACACAGACACAGACAGTTTGTTTTGATGTTACAGACTCTTATGGGTATGTTATTGGGCGAAGGTGCGTAACGGCAGACGCATTTATCTGGTAAAAACAATGTCACAAATAGTTTGGCCAAGGTCAGCAAGAGCGCTTGATACTTTTGACGGCGCTTGTTGCTTTAAGTTTACGGTCTTATCTACGGATATTGAGCGATCAATCATCGTTGTTGGCTTAAGCAAGTCGCCTACAAAAAGCACATCGCCGAGCCAAATCACCAACGGGTTCATGATTCGAGATAATGAATTTTGCGTCATTGAGAATGGTGTACAGGTAGAGGCTTGGAGTGCATTGCCTGGGGACGCCAATACATTCAGGATTTATAAGCGCTTCCCGACAACTCTTTACACGGCTTCTACTGGTTCAAAAACACCATACGAAACCGATGAGTGGAAAATAGAAACTGCCCCAAGATGGTTTGGCGACGATAACGATAGTAATGCTAGTGAATACACCAACGAAGATGAGGAGTTCTTCAATGGCATTTACACAAAAGGCGAAAGACTGCGCCTATCCACAAGCTACGACACGCCACCAACACACTCTGACGCACTGTTTTCAAGGGCAGCCAATGACCCGTATGGAGAGAATGGCGGCGGCGAGGTTTACGGGTCATACAAACTTCCGTTAATTGGCTCTATTGCTGAAACCGCACCTTTCGGCGCTCGGCTTCCAGCTTTGAGGATGCGGCTTAGTGACGGAGCTTTGGACAATATAGTTTTTGCAGTCCTGCCACTATTCAATTCAGCCTTATCTGATTTGGCAGACAATCGGATCTTAGCCAGGCTTCCACTTCTAGCTTCATCATCTAGCGACATCGGCATCTTAGAAGAGCCAAAAATCAACTCGGTTAATGCGACGCTGCCTTTTTTGCTAGCTTCAAGCCAAGCAAGCAACTACAAGCCAAACAAAATACCCGCGCTCAAAACAAAAATAACGGGCGATCACTCGTCAAAAGCAGTCCTGCCAGCGCTTCATTCACGCTTAGGCGACCCGCTGAACATGATGTACGCCAAGCTGCCAATGCTTGTTTCATCAAGCGTCGGGGAAATGACCACCCCCCAAATCGCCTTCGGCCAAGTCATCATCCCGATGGGGATTGTTATTCAGCTTAATGGGCAGAATGGCGACGAACCACTTGGCGGTATTGATACGCCACCAATGGAAACGCGAGCGCTTGTTTGTTTTGCTGATGGCGACATTTCAGTATTCAGCGCGATGGAGATGGCCACAGCAGAGATGACGGGCTATCTTGGCGGTGAAGTGGGAATTATTCGTTATGCAGAGCTAAAAACAGTCAGCATGGTGGGAGTTCTAGGCGGCAGCATAGATGCCGAAGCGGTATCGACATTACAGGCCGTTCCAATGTTCATGCTGCTAGGCGGCAGTATCGGCGGCGAAGCATCAAGCCCGCAAGATGTTGTGCAGTGGGCAGGTGTTAGCGAGTTCGACGCAGCCAATGAGGTATTCTGCGCCTCTATCGAGGATGGCGGCGTAGGCGGAACAACCCGCTACCGTGCTTATGCCTTTAACAGTTTTGCCACAATCGATGGCAAGCACTACGGTGCAAACGCTGGCGGCTTGTTCTTACTTGATGGCAATGCAGACGGCGCAGAGAAAATCAATTCAGAGTTCGGCTTCGGGCAATTGGACTTCGGCAAGCCGAACATGAAGAATATCTCTTACTGCTATATCGGCGCTCGTGCTGGCGCTATGCGTTTAGGTATTGATTCACTGGTAGACGGTAAGCCGACACGCGGGAATTATGCAAGTCGGGCGCATGGCGGCAGTATCCGAGAAGTTCGTTTTGACCTTGGGCGCGGCCTTCGCAGTACCTATGTCATACCTACCTTTTACAACAACAACGGCGAGGACTTCGAGGTGGACAACATCCGATTCCTGCTCGCAGAATCAACGCGGAGAATTTAACCATGCCTATCGTCAATCTTCCAGACTTCCCTTCCGCGTCCTATCCAGCGTACATCAACGCGCAAATCATCAATGCAAAGTGGGACAACGCCCAATACTGGTTTGGCAAAGCGTTTGACTTCGCAGACGAGATCAAAGCTGATGTTGGAGTGGCAGACCAAATGCCAATCCCTGATTTAACAACCATTTACAGCATGGTGCAACCACCTGCAAATCTGACTTTCGACGACCCTGCCGTAGCGATGCAGTATTTTGACGACAAGAACCTAGAGCTGACAGCCATTATTGACGAAGCCTTTGACAAGATGGTAGGCATTGCTTTCCCCGACACCGCATTGCTTGCTGATGCAGTTGCATGGTGCAAGAAGGCAATCAATGTAGGTGGCACTGGCATCAATGAGGATGTTGAGCGGGCTTTGTGGGAGCGCAGCCGAACACGGATGCTAAAAGAAGCGGCGCGGAACATGGCTGATGCGACTGAAAAGTATGCTCGGGCAGGCTGGCCTTTGCCGCCAGGCGCTATGCTGCACACACAAACACTCATCCAACAGGATGTAAGGGACAAACTAGCAGAGCAGAACCGCGATATTGCAATCAAGAGCTTTGAGGCAGAGATGGAGAATATAAAATTTGCGATTAAAACTGCTGGCGACTTATTCATCCAAGCGCTTCAAGCTGTCGGCGACTATGTGAAAACCATCATGCTTGCACCACAAACTGCTGCCGACCTGACGCAATCAATCAGCGGCATCAAGAATGAAGCGGCTAAAACCCTTGTCTCTTTGTACAACGCACAGAGCGCGGCGCTCGATCCGTTCATCAAGTTGGAAGTGACAGATGCTGAATTGAAGGCGCGGGCACAAGAATCCAACCTGAAATCTAAAATGCAGACAGCCGAAATGCGGATGCAATCGACTATGGCCAACCTGAAAATGGTAGGCGACGCTGCCGCATCTAGCTTAAATGGCATCTCTGCTGGCGCAAGCAATAGTGTATCAACCAGTATTTCGGAATAAACCTGAGCAGGTCTAGGATAATTGACCAACGCGCAGCAAAATCTTAACCAAGACGAATAAGGAGTTCCCGCATGAACATTCAACAACCCGATGGGCGCTTTGATGAAAACAAACTAGCCCAAGCTGCTGAAATGGTGCGCCAAAGCCGTGCGCGTATGGCACAGAACACCATGGTATCTAATCGAGGCTTTGCTGCTGCGGATGTGCCACGGCAGTATTTGGCCGATGGGGGCAACACAAAGCACCCAGAGGACCTGGACAAGTGGAAGGCTGCGGCGGACATGGTTCGGGCTTC